GGCTTCCCAATCGGAAACGTTGCGTTCCCAATCAACCCCTAATTCGTCCGCGACAATTTGCGGGCTCTTAACATGGGTTGCCATGTAAATTTGATTTGCGGCCGCCTCGGCTGCCTTATCGCGGGTTTCAACGGACGGCGCGGTTGCCATGATTTCAATTTGACTCAATATGTTTGACGGCAAAATCCCGGCCCGCATGGCGGCAACAATCGCGGCTCGGATCACGCGGACGAACGGACGCCGATAGATTTCTTGCAACCGTAGGCAATTCCTCAAAAATGGGGATTCGGCCGTTAGGCTGGAAGCATAATTGTTATTGCTGGCGTCTGATGAGGTCAACCATTCCGGGGCATTGTGTCGGTTGCCGGCCGTCCTCAACAACGCTTGGGCAATTGACAAATGGGCGGCCGCGTTGGTTGCCCCGGGCGGCGGAACGTACGCCATGCCCTTGGGAATATCCAAAAATGATCCGGCTTCCAATTTTTGAAAATCTTGGGCCCGGCCGGTTGTTGGATCGGAAATTGAATAATCAACGGCTTGTTGAATGAACGTCTCAACCTGCCCCGATGTTGACGTTTCGTGTTGGCGAATTGCGGCAATGGCCGCTTGGACGGCGGCCCCTTCGCCCATGTTCCGCCTCAATTTCCCGGCCTGTTGGAACGCTTCCAACGTATCGTAACTAAAATCAGACAACCCCCGTTTGATTGAGCGTTTGACGTTGCATTTTAAATGAATGATTTCGTTAGCTGGAACAATTTCGCCATTGGTTGGGCTGGTTTCATCTTGGCCGCCCGGGGCCAAATAATGAACATGGTAATTTGTTATGGCAAAAACGTCATCGGGTTCGGTTTGAATTCCGTATGACCATTCCTGAAATGAACCGCCGGACGGCTGAACAATTTGTTCGGGCTCAATCGTTCGGACGTGTAATTGGCCGGATTGTTGCGGGAACAATCTCAAAAAGAATTCCCCGTCTTCGCGGGAACGCCAAAACAATTCTTGTTCCATTTCGGCCCATGCGTTTTGTTCAATGAATTTGTCAACAATTCGTTGGGCGGAAGCAATAACGGAATCATCGGCCCCGGTTCCGGGCCGGGCCGTGATTCGGTATTGGAACCCGGAACCAACAACATAACTGGTTAAACCATTGAGCAACCCGTACGCGTTTGGGTTCATTGCAACAACCAAACGGGCTTGGGCCCGGATCAATGACAATTGGGCTTCGCTGGTCCAAAACGGGAAATTGGAACCCCAACGCCTATCGGTTGGTTGTGATATCGGATAAGAAATCACGCCGCCGTCGCGGTATCGGTCCAAAACATTTGTGTAGGCCGCCAACCAATAATCCGTTGCGGGGCCTGATTCCAAAAACCGTTTGGCGCGTTCCAAATGTTTTAGCCTGATTTGTTCCTCAAGATTTTCACGCAATTGGCGCGCGGTTGGCGTTTGCGGGCCGGATTTGCGGCCCGTGGCCGCCTCAATTATTCGTTGATACCAATTCATGCCGTTACCCTCCGGGCCGCTGGACGGGCCGATTTCCCATTGTGTAAATCAATCATAACCCGCAACGCCATTTCCAACGAATCGGGGCCGTCATCATGTTCCGAAACCGGGAAATCACGCAATTGGTTGACCAACAATTTGACGCCGGGCCGGTTGGCCCTGAACCGTACAACGCCTTGGGCCAGATACGGGCCCAACCGACGAATCCGGACGGCCTTGGCCACGGTATTGACAATGGGCATAACGGGAACCGGGAACCCGGCCAAACGCGCCTTGGCCCCAATTTGAACGGCCAACAATTCTTGGAATTGGTTCGCCTCAACCGCAATGATATCGGCCCGAAATTCACGTTGGGTTTCCAAAATTGAATCAACCAAAACTTCGGAATTAACCCGGGCCAAATCCGCGTCAACGTACAGCGTTCCGTCAATGTCCCGGCCCAACATAACGATTGCGGAATAATCGCCGCGTTTGCCGTCGCGGCCCTTGGACGGGTCAACCCCAATCGTTTTCATTGTTATTGTCTTGGGCCAATCGTCAAACCAAACATCATTTTTGAAATATGATTCGGGCCACTCCGTTCCGCCGCCAAGACGGGGTTGTTGTTGGTATAGCGCGGCCCATTGATATTCGCCCATGCTTGCCCGCATGCGTTCCAATTCATCGATTGGAAATCGTTCGGGCCATAACGGTTCGTTGGGTTGCCGCCGGTCATAATCCGGCAACGCCTCATCAGGGGCAATGGCGGGCAGGTTGATGACGCGCCATTGATCCGCCTTGGGTTCGTTGGCCGCCAATTCCAACAACCGGCCAACCAAGTCATCGGCATGCCAACGGGTCATCACAATTAGAATTCGGCCGCCTGATTCCTGTCGGGTTGAAAACGTTGACGTGTACCAATCCCAAACCATTTGCCGATAAACCGGCGAATCCGCCTCCTCGCGGTTTTTGATCGGGTCATCGATGATAAGCCATTGTCCGCCCATGCCCGTTATGCCGCCGCCAACCCCGGCCGAACGATAAACGCCGCCATGATTGACGATTTCAAACAAATCGGAATTCCTCAACCATGAACCGGCAACCGTTCGGGAATTGCCTTGATTCAATTTCGTTGTTGGGAATAACGCTTTGTATCCTGATGAATCAATGATTCGTTGAACGTCGCGGTTGTTTCGGCTTGCCAAATCGGCCGAATATGATGACGCGATGATTGACGTTGCCGGGTTGCAACCTAACAGAAATGCGGGCAACCGCCGCGAAATCAATTCTGATTTGCCATGCCTTGGCGGCAATGAAATGATCAACCGTTTCAAATCGCCGGTCATCATTTCGCCAACACAATCTGAAATCATTTTGTGATACCAACCCGGTTGATATCCGGGCATAGTATAGCGGGCGAAATCAATCAATGATTTCTTGGCCGTCCGGCGTCTTATCAACAATTCGGCCGCGTCCCGTGGCGATAGCGGCAAGCTCGTCATCAGATAATTCCTCGGCGTCCGTTGCCAACACAATTCTGGATTCCTGACGAACCTCGGAACGTTCGACAAAACCGCGTTTGCGGCCTTGGGTTTTGAGTAGAAAACAAACGGCCCATGCCTCCCCGTTGCCAACCGCCTCAATCAATTTGGCTTCGGCAAAATCCAAAACCCGGTTTCGTTCCGTTTCAATGATTTCCCGAATCGCCGGTTTTTTTTGGGCCCGGTGAAATATCGTCGCCGGATCACAACCCAGATTTTGGGCCGCCAAATAAACCAAACCACGGGCCCGGGTTATGGCGGCAATCATTTGTTTATCAGTGTAACGCGGTTTGTTCATTGTTATTTCGTCCCTTTTAGTTATGGCGTTTCATGGCAAAATCACGCCATAACATTCCACAATAACTTTGTTCTTGTATCCAATACAAATGGGGCCCAAGCTTTTGCGTCATAATTGGAACAAGATGGAAATGGCGGTTTTATTTTGGCATTGGTTTCAAACGTCAACGGGCAAACGTGAATTGTAGCCTGCCCAACATCGGATTGATTCAATTTCCGGCCAATTTGAACGGCGTTATAGTTTTGGGCAATCAAACCGTTTTGAATTCCACGGATTAAAACACCGGAACCAGCAACGGCCCAAACCGATTCAATTTTTGTGTCAATGATTTCCTGAACACGGCGGGCCCTAACGCTTATCGCCTCAATTGCGGCCGGGCAATCCAAACCAAATGGCAACAACGTTGCCCCGGTTGCATCACAATACCGCCGAGCCTTTGACGTAACATTTGAAAAATAACCGTTTGGAACCAATACGATTTTGGCCCCGGCATTTTTCGCCTCAATTGTTCGGGCATGGGGTTCATTTCGTTTGGCGCAAAATATGGTTGCCCGGATTCCCAATTCACGCGCCGCGTGGGCAATTGCAATTTGGGCCCCGCCATAAACCGGCGAAGCGTAAACAATTTCTTCGGCTCCGGTTGATTCAATTAAGGAATCAACAAATGTTCGTTTTGTTCCGCCGGGAATAATATCGTCTCGAACAACAAATGTTTTTTCATCCAATTGTTGAACAACCGGTTCATTCCATGATTTCACCGAATTCCTCCATGTTTTCAATATCGCCATGCTCGCATTCCCCACAAAATTCCGTTGCGATTTTGGCGTCTCCCTTTACAAATATCAAAACGTTTTGGTGAACCTTGCCAAATTTTCTTGATTTCACAAATTGATTTCCCGCCAACAATGCCGCCGAGGCAACCGGCGTTATCAAAACTCCTTCGTTGTACAATTGCAAACCGGCGTCAATAAACGCGCGAACGGTATCGCCAACAAAATTATAGTAATTTCCGATTTTGTCTCTAACCTCGCCAACAACAAAACAAGCAAACCTATTGTTTTTTAGCATTGAACATGATTTCAAAATGATTGAACGGTATGATTCAAGGAATTCAACATATTTCATTGTTGAAATATCTTTTGGGTTATCGGAGTATTTTTCCAAATCGGCATAGGGAGGACAAGAAAAAACAAAATCGGCTTCAATTCCGTGGCATATTTTGTCAATTTGCATTGAATCGCCAATATGCCAAACCGGCGGATTATTGAATTGAAACGTTTTTGCTTGTTCGTTGTTTGCCTCAATTTGTCCGGTTGACAAATCAACCCCAATATATTGGCGTTCCAATTTTGCCGCAACAATTCCACGGACGGAACCGCCGGCGAACGGGTCAAGAATAATTCCATTTTTTGGCACAAACCAGCGGTATATCAATTCTGTTAGTACTGGGTCGAAAACGGATTGACCGTTGCTCCATTTTACCAATTTTTGTGTAACCGGATCGGAACCGCCATTTCCATAAACGCGAACATCACGGCCTTGTTTTGATTCAATTCCCAACGAAATCCATGCCCGTTTCCTATTTTGCCATTTGCCTTGGCGAGCATCCATGACGGATAACGGCGGAATTCCAAACCGTTCGGCCAATGTTTCATTTGAAATTTCTTTATTTGGTTGGCCGGATTCGGTATCGTCGCCCGGAATGATTCCGGCCCCAACGGCCAATTCCGATAACATGGTTGCCAACGCTTGGTTATCGGTTTGAATATTTCTCAATACCGCGTCCAATTTGGCCCCGTCCGCAATGGCCATGGCCCCTAACGGGTCAAACGTTGCCAAAATTTTGTCCGCTTCGTTTTCGTCAACGTCCAAAATCAACACGGGAATTTCGGCCATGCCGGCGGTTTCCGTCCTCAAATGGCCGTCAATCAACATCAACCCGTTTGGCGTTTCCCGGGCCAATACCGCGCCGGCAAATCCAATCTCGGCCAACACGCCTTGCAACGCTTCCATTTGGGCCTTGGGATGTTTCCGCCAATTGCGCGGATTTGGCAACAAATCCCCGGCGGGAACGCGGCGGAATTCTTTTATTCTATCGCGGATTTTCATGGCTCAATCTTCCTCAATTAGTTCTTCCCCGTCCGCGTTCCATGCGGCGTCATGGGGGTGCCACAATGCCTCCCCGTTTTTTAATCTATCAATTAAAAATGAAATTTTGTTCGGATCACCGGGAGGATACGGGCAACGTTTTTTGGATTGGGGCATTTCGCCAAACCATTCCGGAATGAGATTCATACAAAACCATTCATATTGCGCGGCCGTCAACGCCATGGCCACGGATAAGCGTTCCAATCGTTCGATCATAATTGAAATGGCAATTTTACTTGGCCGGGTTGTCATCGGCAATTCTCCGGATAACAACACGGAATTTGCATTTGTCACGGGGTTTTTCCGGTTCAAAATATCGGGCCGTGATTGCCCGAACAATGGTAACGTTGTCATCAACCAAAATATGCAAATAGCGTATCAAATCAATTGTTGGTTTGATAACGTTATCCAAATCTCGATTGGAACGCCAACCAACGCCGCCGGTCAAATCCATGTTGATTTCAACAATGCCGTTGACGCGGCCCGGGGTTGAGCCAACCAACAATTTGCATTCCTGAATCCAAATTTTGTAACCGGTTGAACGGTAAACGCGGCCGCGCCCAACGTCATTCATTCCGTTAGCCGAAATGGGAACCGGCAAATTCAAAGTCAATTGATCAACAACCCCAACCCCCGGGTCAAACGATTCATCAAATTTGAGCGGAAAAAACGCCATGGTTGAACCTATTCTGTTATTGCTTCGGGTTCGGTCAAATTTCGCAAATTGCGATAAAAAACAACGGCGTCTCCGTCCGGAAAATGGCCGGCGTCAATTTCGGCGGCCCGCCAACCCTGACGCCTCAACCATATTTGGCCGGGCAACCAACGCTCCGGAACGTTGGCGACGTAATGATGACCGGGAGAAATTATGTAATCGTGAAGATATTTGCCGATTCCAAGGCCGCGATATGGCGGAAGAACAACCAACCGAAAAACATAAACGCGGGATTTCCTAACGTTACAAACGCAATAGGCAACCAATTTGGTTGTTTTCTCATCATACAAAAACAGGCTGAACCAACGGGTTTGTTGGTTCAGCCGGCGTAGGTCAACAATTGTAAGGGCAGCTTCCCCGTACAAATGCCGTTCCGATTCGTCGAAATCATCGCATGATGATTCATGCAACGCCGCCAAGGCAATCAAATCCGTTGGCGGAACATCGGTCATTCAATCGCCTCGCATTCCCGGGATTCGTCAATGTCCGAAATTAGGCTCCACCATTTCTTGCCGTCAATTTCCGATTCCTCAACCGGGGCCGCCCGCATGGCGCGATATACGCGGTCAATTGAAATGCCGGCGGCCCCGGCGTCATCAATCACCGTTTTAACCCGCCGGTTGCCCAATGCCAAACATTCTATCAACCATGCCGTATCCTCGGCCAATTTTGACGGACGGCCACGGGGCCGGGCCGGTTGGCGGCCGGGTTCGTCATTGCCGGCCATGGCGGCGGATAGCGGCGGGTTGTTATCATATTCGTTTTTTTCGCCCATTGTTATTCCCAACGGATCGGGTTTTTTGGCGTTGGTTTTATCAACCCACAAACGCCGCCGGTTCGGTTCGCCTTCCGGATTGGGCTGTTCCAATTTGATAACCTGACGGCATGCCCCAACAATCCGCCGGCCCAACGCCTCCCCGGATTTGCTCAAATGCGTTACCAACACAATCGCGCAATTGGTACGCGTTGCGATTTCGGCCAACGGTTTGAAAAATTGTTTGGCCTCCTCGGGACGTGTTGTATTTCGATCCGTGGCCGAACCGCATGTATCAACAAAAACCAAACCCGGTTGAACCCGCCTCAATCGGCGTTCAAATTCCGCCAAATCTTCGACCGTATCCAAATTGGTTCCGGCATATGGGTTTGAACGCCGCCCGTTCAAAACCAATGCCTCCGGCGGGAATTCCATTTCGTTAGGCAATGACGTTAATTCTGACCATTGGGAATCGGCGGCAATCCAAACGGCCACGGTTCCAACCGGGAACGTTGGCGGGGTTCCATCGGGCCACGGAAGGCCAAGATGAATTCGCCTCAACAAATCGGCACAAAACCGGGTTTTTCCTATGCCCGGATCGGAGGCAATGGCGGTAATGGTTCCGCGCTGAATCCAACCCGGCCATGCCCATTGAACCGTAGCCTGAACCCTCAATAGGTCAACCGCCGTGGCGTCCGGGTCATCGGATTCGGTTTCCGGGGCGGCCACGGCGTCCGGGCCCGTGTATTGCGTGCGGGCCGGCAATTGGGCCGTCCGGCCGGTTGACGGCCTTGGCGGGGCATTTTGGGCCAGCAAATGGCCCCGGTTCGGGCCGGCGTTGCGGGCCGCGTCGCGGAATTTGTGCGCCAATTCGTTGTCATTCCATGGCGGTTGGCAACGCGCGTTCCATGGGCCAATTGCGGCGGCCGCCTCATCAGCGGACAAACCGAACCCGTCAACCAAAATCATGGCAACGTGATAACAATGGGAATGTCCGCCGGAACCGGACACGGCCGGCGGAACATTTGACAAATATGCCGCCGCGCGTTTGACCGAATCGGGCTGCCCCCGTTGAGACTCAATCGCGGCCAATGCCAAATCTTGGGTTGCCCATGCCGCCAACAACCGCCGAATAGCGGCCGGCGTGTTGTTGTTGCGGGCCGCGTCAATGGCGGCCCGTTCCGGCGCGGCGGTAACAAATGCTACCCTGTGGGGCCGTTCGGCCGTCTCAATTCCCTTGCGGGCCGTTGTCCCGTACAATTTCCAAATCCGGCTGGCGTTATAGGTTTTGACATCAACCCGGGCCCCGGCAGACGAACAGCGTTGGTCCAATCCGGCCAACAACGCCTTGATTTCATTTGTTGCAATTTCGTCATTGGCCCGGGCGATTGGATAACTCAAATGCCAACCGTTTCCGGAACACGCAACAATCGGGCCCCGGAACCCGGCCGATTCCATCGCGGATTGAACGTTGCACAAAACCCGCCATGCCTCGCGGCGTTCGTCATCGGTTGCGGACGTGTCGCGGGGCCGAACCGGATCAACGTCAATCAAAATCCAACGGCGTTCGGCAATGTCAACATCGGCCGTTGTTTGCCCGGCCGGCTTGATTTCGTTGGTTGCCGGCCGATTGATTGGGTTGGGAACAAAATAGACTCCCCGAAACCCCCGCATTTCGGCGGCCGCGCGCGCCATGCTTTCCAAATGGTTGGCGTCAAACGTCCCCGATAGAATTTGGCCGGTTGGCCCGAACGCGCGCAATTCTGTTATGGCGTCATCGGAAACAAACAATTTCAAATATGCCGCGATTCGTTTTGTATCGTCTGTCATTGTTCCAAATCCTTGGTTACCAAATTGATTGAACGCCTCAAAAACCGTTTCATTTTGGCCATTGCCCGAAGGGATTTCTGGCTAACGGCCTGCCGGGAAATTTGCAATTCGTTGGCACAATCCGTGATTGATTTGCCTTCCATCATTTTTTCCATGATTTCCCTATCGGCGGGAATCAAACAAACCATGGCCGTTTGAACGTCAACCACGGCGTCGATAATGGAAACAATATCAAAATCATCAGGAACAAATTCCATGTTCGGGGCAACCGTTTTGGGCCGGTTGTACTGAACCCTCATTTTGTCGTGACGCAATTGGCGAACCACGGCGTTAACCCATGTTGAGAACGTTCCGCGTTCCGGGTCGAAAATGTTCAACCGTTTCCAAACATGCAAAAACGCCGTTTGAAACCAATCATCATGCTCCCCATACGGGAACCGATTTGCCGCGTCTCCGATGATTTTGGCAATATCGGAATCATTCAAATTGGCTGGTTTCATTTTTGGATTCCGCCAATTGTTGTTCGGCCAACGCGACGAACGCGGCCACGGCGGCCGCCTCCCGTTTGGCCATGACGGAACGGCGGGCAACCCGCAACGCCGTTGGGCCGTCAATGCCAACCTTAACGGAACCTGATTTGTTATTGAATTTCATTATTCGTACAACAAAATGAACCCCGCCAATTTCAAATAACAAATCGTCATCCCGATTTTCGGGACGAACCGCAACAATCAACATTCCTGAACTCCTTGGAATTACAAAATGAAATCGGCCATGGATGACAGTTCAATGGCGGCATGCCCAATGAAATGATTGTTGGAAACAATCCAACAACCGCCATGGCCGAATTGCAGGGCCCGGGAATTGAACCCGGGAAACATGCGGGCAACCGTGCCCGATAACCCGCATGAATACCATTCCCCGCGTTGGCCCGGCCGGCATGGTTGTTGCCGGGCCCCGTGCGGATCTCAACCGTCATGACTCAACCGGCCCATGCCCCCACGGAACGGATCAAAACGGCAACGGTTCGGACGGCATGGCCGCCGGTTCGGTACGCGTTTTGATCCGTATGTTGTGATATGTTTTGGAACCAACAACCCGGGAAATCTTGGTTGCCGCAAAATGAATTCCGCTCAACCCGGGCAAACATTCCGGCAACATTTTTGAAAATGGTTTGCCGGCGGAAGCTTTCCAATCATTGGTTGGAATCCCCAAAACTAACAAATCCGCGCCAAGCATGTTGCACGCCTCGGCGTTGCGAAAAAACGTTGCCGCCTCAATACGGGCCCCCGTGTGGGATTCGCCCGCATGGATTTTGTATACCCAACGCAAAATCGCTTCGCCGGTTTTTGGCGTTGTTACCAATTCTGCGCTGATGATTTCCATTGTGTATTCACCGTCCGCCAAGGCGTCAATGTTCGGCGTTCGGCCCGGGGCCATTGGCTGGAATGTATCGTCAAATTGGCTCAATCCATTGGACATAACAAAAACTCCCTAGAAAAAAACAAAATTGAAATTGGAACCGTTGAACCGTTATTGTTATTTGGCCGCCATGTTCGCCATGGTTGCCAATTCATCAATTAGCAAGGCCGCCTGTTGTTTCGTCAATTCTTGCGATTGTTTGACGTTAAACCGGGTTTTGACCGATTCATAGAATTCAACCCCAACGCCGGCGGCCGAACCTAGGCTGCGGATTTCAGCCAATTGTTTGCCGGTTGCCAACGCTGGTTTCCGCGCTGCCTCAACCGGGGCCGGTTCAACGGCCGGGGCCGCCTCAATCAATTTGGGCAACCCAATCATTGGCTCGGGTTGAGCGGACGGTTTGCCTTCCAACCATGCCGCCATAACGGCCCCGAACGCCTGATTTGGTTTGGTAACAACCGAATCGGCCAGTAACGGAATTCGCGATTTTGTCACAATCAACCTATGTTCTAGGTCAATATCGCCAACAACGTCAAATTCATATTCAAGCCCGTCCCGTTGGATTGGGGCCATGCCAATTTTTCTTGGAACATTGCGGCCCGTGCGCGGATCGGGCTCCACAATGTATTCGGTTTTGGAACGCATGGTTGCAATGACGTGACACGGCGAGGATACAATCGCCTCAACCATGGCGTTATGGGCCGGCGTAACCTCCCGCCATGCCCCAAATGAATTGGCCGATTTGGAACGGGCAACGGCCGCGTCAACCATTTCCAACGCGCCGCCTTTTCCAGACCAAGCATGGGTTAGGCTGTCAATAATTATGATATCATAACCCGCATTTTCGGCCGCCTTCATGGCGTCAACGTAATTGGCCGGACTAAATGACGCCATTTCCAAAACATCGAAATTGAACAAATCGGCATATTTGCTGGCTGAACCCCGTTCCGTGTCAATCACGGCAATTTTCCCATTTGGGGTCAACCCCCGGGCAATGGCCATGGCCGAATAGGTTTTTCCTGAACCGGACGGCCCAACCAACGCCAACCGTAATCTGGCGCGTGATTTCACGGCCTTTTTGAATTCTAATGTCATGACACAAACCCTCAATCAATCAACCTGAACAGCGGGCAAAATTACCCGCAACAACCATTCCGGTAATGATCCGGCAACGCCATGGCGTTGTTGCCAACATGGTTGAATTTTGTTATTTCATGCCTCGGCAACATTCATGGCAAATGGGCCGTCCGGTTGCCGTGTCAAAACCCGTCCATTTCAAAATTGTTTTGGCATAATGGCGGCGTTTTGAAATCTTCTCAAATTCGGATTCCTGCGCCATTGCCCGTTTGCATTTGGAACAATCCAACAACCGCATTGTTGCGGGGCACTCAATCCGGCGGCCGGCCCCGTCAACCGTGTGAATTAGCATTTCAACCCCGCCTCCACCAAACCATGATTGGCCGGGCCGTTTCCCAAGTCAGACGAACCCAACCCGTTTTCTTATGATCCTCAACAAAAACCTCAACCATGCCGTCACGGATTTGCAAATCCATAATTGACAGGCTGTTCACAACAAATTCATCCCGTTTGCGGCCCCTGACCGGGCGAACCGTAAAATATTTGTTGTCAATCATTTTATCACCTGAACCGATACGTTGTAGGGGCCTTCGATGAATGACACGGTTACCGCCGTTCGGGCATGTTGGCAACCGGCGGCCGCCAACAACGCAAATACCAACATCAATCTTCGCATGGTTTGCGCTCCTCAAATTGAGCCCGTTCAACCAAATCGGCGGATTCGTCCAAACCCATTTTTCCGCCGGCCAATGCAACGGAAATTCGCAACGCGGAACCGTCAATTTCAATATCGGCCTGCAATTTGCAAACCCACACAATCAACGCCTCAAAATCGGATTGCCGGCCTTGGGCCCAGCGGGCCGTCCGTTCCAAACAACCCCAACACGCGCGGCAATACGATTGGCCGGAACAATGTTTGGCGTTTCCAAAAATGGAATTTTTCCGATGGAACACAAATTCATGTTCGGTTTTGGCCGTTACCCAATCGGCCAACGCCGGTTGAATTTTGGCATATGCCGCTTCCAACGGGCCGCTTCGGCTGTCGCGTTCCAATTCCTCAACCGTTGCGGCCACGGCGGCCCCGTCAACATCAATTGGATTTTTCATTTGTTGCTCCCATTGAATCCATTGCCCGGCCGATTCCATCGACGATTCCGGCGGCCGTGATTACCCCGGCCAATTCCCGGCAAATTCGGGCCAAGGCCGCGTCCAATCCCCGCAGGTTGGAATCGGGCCCCGCCAAATTCATTCCGCCGGCAACGGCCGAATCCAAGGCCGCAAATGCCCCATACAAATTGTCACGTTGCGAACGCAACAAATCGGCCATGGCGTTGCCCCTGATTTCATCGGCCAACGCCAATGTTGCCCGGGACTCAATTTCCCGTAACCAATCCCATGATTCAGAATGAAAAATCGTCTGCTCAAAAAGCATATCCCAATCATCTTTGGTAACCGGTTCAAATTTTTTCAAAACCGTTGGCGCAATGTCTGCCCAATGTTCAATCCAATCGGCCGATTGGGTTGGATATTTTTTTGCCAAATATACCAGAAATTGTGCGCGTGTCATGACAACCCCCATGCTCCGTTTTACTCAACCCCGGCCGGCGGCCCCAACCGCCGGCCCTCAACCCTGAATCAGAATTCAGCAAAAACCCGGCGGGTTTGCCCGTCAATCATTGTTTCAAAATGTCCGGTTGGGCCCTCAATATACGATTCAATGATTTCGTCCGGGGTTGCCTGCCGTAATTTTTTGTTGGTATCTGAATCGTTCAAATCAATATCGGCCTGCCAAATTTTTTCCATTAACCCGTCGAAAATCAGGGCGAGAATATCGTCATTGGAAACATCGCAATCATAAACGCCAATTTTGATTTGTAAATCATTTTTGTTTTCTGTAGTAACCAAAATTTTGCCCGATGAATGAAACGTCACAAACCTATCAATTCGGGTTCCATCGCACATTATCCCGCGAATATTGTCAATTTCCAATCCAATTTGATATCCAAGCTTCGCCTTGATTGCCCATTGAATGCCCGTCAAATTTTCCATAACCCAACTCCTTGGTTTCGGTTTGCAACATGCTCCCCGGACGGGTTGGCGTTCCCCGTTTCGTCGCCTGCCGGCGACTCATCAGCGGGCAACGCGGACAATTGCCTCGGGCTTGATTGCGTCATCATTGATATAGATTTTTTTGTATTTGAAAGTCGTGAATGGTACGGATAATAGCTGTTGTGGTACGCGGAACACGGGCCGCCCATTGTCAAATCCAACAACCGTCAGGCGGTATTGAATTGTTGACATATCGCTGCACGTCATGACGCCACGGATCTTATCGCCAATTTCCAAATTGTGTCGGTTCATTTCAAAACTCCTTGGTTGCAACATGCTCCCGTACGGGTTGGCTTTCCCCGTTTCGGCCCGTGCCCGGGCCTCATCAGCGGGTCAACCACGGGCCCCAATTTTCATCGCAATCCGTTCGGCCATATCGTTGATATCGGCTAACCAATCGCCAAGGTTAGAATTGTAATCGCAAATAACATCAAACCCCGTGTTGCCGTAAACCAAGTGAATTGAACGGCGTTTGCCGTTGGCCGGATCAATCAACACAATAGATTCCTCATCAACGGATTTGCATTCCGCCAACATGCGGGTAACGGTTCCAAATGGGTTCAGCGGAATAATTTCTTCGCCATTATTGAGAAGGATTTTCCAGCCGGATTTTTTTGCCTTGGTCAAAATTGCGCGAACAATTTGGGATTCAATGGCTTGGCGGCGTTCGTTGGTCATCATTGCAAAAACTCCTGTGTAGGTTGCCAACCGTCTTGGTTGCCATGCCTCAATACTAATCGGCAACGTGTAGACGTGTCAACACGAATTCCAAAGATTTTTCGGGCATGGCAAAAACCCGCAGGAAATGCGTGTTGCGGGATGTTGACACAAACCCCAGAATGTTGACGTGTTGTTTTCTCAATCAATCAATGGGCTTTCCAATGAAGAAAATTGAATCCGCCAAACCCGCTCAACCCGTCATGGGCCGGCCGCCGGACGGCGAACCGCGCACACACGTCAACATGAGGTTACCCGATACAATTTTGGCCCGGGTTGCATACGAGGCAACCGCGTCAGGCCGAACCAAAACCGAGGTGATCCGGCGCGTTCTTGAGGAATATTTACCGCCATTGCCGTTGCCGCAAAAATCACGGAAAATCAAAAACCCTATGGGGAAATAGAATTATTATTTTCACGGTAATCAAATGAACTATTTTTCGGTATGTTCGGGTATTGAAGCGGCAACCGTGGCGTGGCATGGCCTCGGTTGGAAGGCCATTGGGTATTCTGAAATTGAAAAATTCCCAATGGCCGTTTTGAAACACCATTATCCTGATGTTTTTAATTTTGGCGATATAACAAAATTTGAGGAATGGGACAATGCGCGAATTGGTCCAATTGACGTTTTGGCCGGAGGAACCCCCTGCCAATCATTTTCCATTGCCGGAAAACGCCAAGGCCTTGATGACCCACGCGGAAGAATTATGTTTTCCTATATTGGAATCGTTGAACGTTTCCGGCCTCAATGGCTCGTTTGGGAAAATGTCCCCGGCGTTTTGTCATCAAACCGCGGACGGGATTTTGGAACCCTCCTCGGGGCGTTGGGGAAATTGGGGTATGAATGTTCCTTCCGGATTCTTGACGCTCAATGGTTCGGATTGCCCCAACGCCGTAAGCGCGTCTTTCTTGTCGGAAATCTTGGAAACAACGGAAATACCAGAAAAATACTATTTGAGTCCGAAAGCGTGTTCAGGAATTTTGAATCGAGCAAAAAAACGAAACAAGAAATTGCCAATAATATTGAAAATAGCATTACAGAAAATGAGTCTGAAAACAAAATAATTGAACAAAATATAGTTGGCGCAATTGATTGCAGAATCATGGCCCAACGTGTTCAAAACGCCCAAGCGGGGCACTATATTGTCGTTCATGGAACTCAAGATCCATGCGTTTCAAATATAGCATTTGCATTGGGCAGAAATAATGGCCGTGAAAACGCAATCATTCCCATAAAAGACGCAAACGATATGTTGAATTTGTCACCGACAAGGAAAAATGGCGCGGGTTGGGGTCAACCGGGCGATCCGGCGTTCACGTTGCGGACGGTATGTTTGCCCGGCGTTGCCGCCGAAACGTTTGGCGTTCGACGATTAACGCCGCGGGAATGCGAACGTTTGCAAGGGTTCCCTGACGATTATACAAAAATCTCATGGGGCAATCGATCGGCGGATCAATGCCCGGAAGGGCCGCGGTATAAAGCGTTAGGTAATTCCATGGCGGTTCCCGTCATGAAATGGATTGGCGAACGGATTAACAAATATAAAAACGGATAATTTTACGGCAACCGGATTGAGGAAAAACAATGCCGCAATTGATTTGCCCGGGTTTGGCCCGGTTGGTTCAAAAACCTGACGGTTGGTATTGGGAAATCCAATTAAGCACGGGCAAGGAATTGGTTGAATATCCAATCCACAAATTGCCCGGGCTTTCCAATGAACCAAACCCCATGCCGTTTGCAACCCAAAACGAAGCAATTGTTTGGTATCAATTGGTTGTTGAACCCGTGTTGGTTTTAACAGACATTTTTTGATTTTTACGGCAACGCTAACCCGTTGCCGTTTCATGACTTAACATAGGTTGCCGTAAAAATGTAAAAATCATTTCCCCTATAGGGTTTTTGATTATTTCGGATTTTTGCGGCAACGCTCAAAATTGCGCCGGCGGGCATGCCTCCCCGGCATGTTGGTTATCATCAATCGTGTTGTTCTCTTGGCGGGGCCAACACGGTTGCCCGGGTAACCGGGGCCAACGCCGGCGCGTCTTATTTCATCAGGATTGAGACGGTTGACCACAACAACCATGCCACGGGCCCCACAATGGCCCCCCATGCCCCGATTGTTGCCAACGGGCCCGATTGGGCGGGCTCGGGCCAATCGGCGGCCCCGGCGTCATCAACGGGCCCGGAATCGTATTGGGGTTGTTGGTTCATTTCTTCCCATTCAAAAATTCAAATATTTTGTGGGCATGTTTGGCGTACCAAAATCTTCGGGTTAAGCCAAACATCGGAATTGGTTTTAACAATTTGTGTTTTTTTATCAAACGCCATAACCGTTCCATTGAGACGTTGAGACATTTTGCCATTTCCGAAACGGCAACAAAATTGGGCATGACGTGTTTCAATCCGGGGCCGGCGGTTGGATCGGCCCCGGAATCATTGCCCGGCGTTCCAATGTCAACGATATCGGACGCAGGCAAACCAACCGTTTCGGCCCCGGGCAACCGCAATTTCAATTGCCGGCCGTTGGCCATAATAACAACAATTCCGAATAGCTTGGGCGGCCGAACGGGTTGAAAATCCAACCCCCTCAAAACGATATGATCCGCCCCTGTGGGCCATGCGGCCAACGGCGGCCGATTGTTGAGCCGATTGTTGAGCCGATTGGGCATTTGCGGCCCCTGACGCCAAACCCAATCCCATTACCGCCAATGCAAAAAAACGAACCATTGGAACGCCTCCAAAATAACGGCCCGGTCGAAATTGACCGAGCCGGCAACGTCCGTGTTGCGTTAGGTTGTTTTACTGATTTTGGCGGTATCGGGCCAAATATGTTGCGGCGTCCTCAATAATGGCCGGATTCCAATGGGCCCAATCCTGCAAATGGCCAAGGAAGAAATGACATTGGCGGCATAACGGAATCAAATTTGATTCGTCCAATTCACGTTCGGGCTCAACATGAAATGGAATGATATGATGACATTCCAATAACGTTGTTGCATCGCATGCCGCGCAACATTTGCCCGCCATGAATTTGTTGCGGACGGAATCCCAACGCGGCGAACGCAACGCTCCGCCGTAACCGGTTTCGCTCAACCATGCCGGCGGTTCAATCAACGGGCCGCCGGATTTCATACCGCCAAGCCAATTGAGGAATTGCGAAATCATTTCCGAACCCTCCAATCAATCACGGGTTTTTTTATTGGCGGGGTTGCCGGAACGGCGGGCCGCGTTAGGTTTCCCCGGGTTCCGTTGTATTTTGCCGCCGGCGCGACGAACCGTCGAACCGGTTGGGCATTGGCCCCGGGTCAGGTTGGGCATGGCGGGGCCCCTAACAACAACCAACAAATGGCAATCATTTTAGTTATTTGCCTGCAATTTCAAAATCAATTTGATTGCCAACATAACGATAGCAGACCACGGAATGATTCCCTGAACAATTCCGTTATCCGCCGGCGGCGGAACCCCGTTTTCAATTGTGTAAACCAGCAATTCTTCGTCGGTTGCCTCTGGTATCGGATTGATTCCGGCAACCATTGGGCCGCCCGGCATGACTTGGCCAAGGCCGTAACCAATCACGTTCCATGCCGCGTTGGTCAATTCCGGAATCGGAACGGCATGGCCCCGGACACAATCCAAAACCATTGTCAACGCTTCGGTTGGAAATTCGGTTGGATAAGACGCCAACATATCAAAACCCCTTTTATATTTTCCAATCAATTTGTTTGATTGGAAAGCCTACCAAATCAGAAAACGCCCATGAATCCCCGGCGGATAACATAGTTGCAACAACAGAATCATCGGCATAAAACCCGGACGTTGGCGGGTTGCCGTTGCCAACCGGCCCCGTATGGGCGGCCGGGCCCCATGAATTCACAATGAAAAACCCGGGCCGCTTTCCAGATTGGTAACCGATCAACGCCATACAATGATTCCAACGGCCGGACGGTTGACAAAACCCTTCGGAATCCCGGGCCATGGTAAAACCACGGGCCGAACAAACCGCGATTCCGTAACCGTTCGCCAACGCTTGGCGGGCTTGTTTTGTTGTTGTCACTTTTGAAATTGAATTGATTTGATGAATTCTAGCCTCGGGTTCCAAATCGTCGGGAACCCCGGTTGCCCCCCATGCCCGGCAACGTTCTTCGTTGTATTGCCTCAAATCATAATTGCCAACAATTTCACGCGGAATAACGCCATAACGTTTTACAAATTCGGCGGCCCATGCCCCGATTGAACCGTCTGTTTTAATTCTGCTGTTGCCGATTTCAACCCGCGAACCCGCGTATATTACCTCTTGCGCCAATGGTTTGAATTGTTCCGGTTGCCGGTTGATGATTTCCGAAATCATTGTGTATTCAATCGCGGCGGCCGTTCCAAACGCAACGCATGAACCAATCTTCCCCTGATTCCGGGCCGGCCATGGCGTTCCGGTCAATTGTTCGTGTAATTTCCAACCAAAGATTTCCGCCGGCGGTTCAACCGCGTTGCCGGCCGGCGTTTCCCCAAATGACGGGAACGGTTGTTGTTCGGCAATTGCCTCAACCGCGCCGGCGTCATCAACCCAACCGGAAACGTATGGTTCGTCAATCATTTCAAATTCTCCAAGATGTTGGCAATTTTGTTGTAAATTTTGGCAACGTCCGCGCGAATAGCATTTGTTAGGTTGGCGGCCGGATCGGTTGGGGCCACGGATCGGATTTCAACCGCAGCCCGATCACGCAACGCTTCCAACGCGTCAACCGGCAACGTTCGGGCCGCCTCAATCCCGGCCGCCGTGAACAAATCCCCAACCGTTTTCAATTTGTCATCAGCACAAAATCCGGCAACCCGACGATACAACCCCGCCAATTTCACGCGGTTATCATTTCGGCCGGGTTCATGAATTGCCCCCCAAATTGCCGCCATGGCGGCGGTTAACGCGTCATCGGGTTCAATGGGCATTGGCGGTTTTGGCGGCGTTCCCGGGCCAATTACAACAACAACAATAACCGGTTCAGACGGGCCGGCGTCCGTTGACGTGTAGGCCAACAACCGATAACGGCCGGGCTCAATTGACGTTACCACGGTTGCCCGGGAATCAGATAACAACGCGGCCGGGAACACGTTCAACCCGGAATCTATCGCAACATATCGGACAATTTTGCCTTCGGTTTCCGCCCGAATTGCCACAAATTCCCCGGGTTTCCCAATGATTTCGGCCGGCAATTTGATTGTTGGTTGAGACGCCAACGCCAACAAAATCAACAACATGGAAAGCCCCCTGATTTGAATTCACGGACATTCTACAACAAAATCACGGACGGAACACGGATTCGTTCACCTCAAATTCTGATTCGGCGGCCCCCTGCCCGGTTCCGGTTCCTTCCCAACGGAAATAATGAACCCCGGACGCGGCCGCCAAATAATCAAATTGATATTGCCCCGTTGCCGTTTTTGTCACTTGGCCCGGGTAATCGCGTTGAAGCTTGGTTCCATCGGGCAATTGAATCAACAAAATCAATGTACTCGGGTCAACATACGTTCCCGTTGAATTTTGAAATGTTACCATTAACCGAACCAAATCGCCAATATCGTAATTCATTGGACGGCCTCCCAAACCCTGTAAGTATAGTTCAAAATTGGCGTGTCAATAATTGCCCGCATTGTTTTGGCGCAAACAATAACCGATTCGGTTTTTGTTGCCCGAACCCGGGTTGTTTCAATGGCCCATGATTTCAAAATCAATTCTTCGGAAACCAACGGCAATTCCCTGAATGCTAGCATTGTTTGTGT